ACGATTCTTTCAAGCTTTCAAATTTGGTTTGCCATTCGGCATCATCCACCGCTTTGGAAATTGCTTCCATCTCGGAAGCCAGCGGAACACGCACCCGAAGCTTTTGCCCCGCCATTGTGAATTCGCGGATGCGGATGTTGTCAGGATTAATATTGAGCGTTGCGCCAAGTTTCATTGTTTTATCCTTTTTTGATAATGCCGTTATATATTTCGTTGTTCAAATCAATTACATATTGAACAATTTCCGACGGTGACATTTTATCGGCATGATTCGCCGCAATTGCGTGAACCAGAGCGATACCGGTAAGCTTTTGCTGTGGAAAGCCAAACCAGCTTTTAGGGGCGATCAGCGATTGCTCAAGCAAATACCCAAGCAAATCGCTGTTGCTGTTGATTTGTGTTGTCATATTTTCTCATGTAAAAAAGCCCCCGAAGGGGCGATTGTTTTAGGTATTTGACCAGCCGTATTGACCACCGCGAGGATGAACCGTAAAGATGCATTTTGCTTCGGCACCCGGTTGTGCATCGATTTGGAACTGCGACACACGCCCGTTAAAAGCATAAGCAATTGTCGATGCCCCATCAACTGCCGCGACCACAAACGTGCGATCTACGATGCCGCTGTATGCGTCTGCTCGGATTTGCAGTAGTGCCGCGTCAGAAGGATTCCAAGCTGCGGTAATCGATAGCGATGTTGGCGCAGACTGCGTTGGAATTTTATCTGATTGGCGCGACCCGGCAACAGAAAAGTTTGCCACCGCATCATCTTGCCCGAATGCTGGAATAGCTTCGACCGGAACTAGCACACCAGCCGAGCCGGTGCCGTTTGCCGAAGTTCCCACGATGGTTGCCACTTGCGCAGTCCATACCGACAAGTTTGCAGTGGTCAATGGTGTTGGAGTTGCAGCCGATTGCATCCATAGCGATGCGCTAAAACCCGGCAATACTTTGTTTGGTGCCGCCATGATGAATTCCTTTAATTAGGGATTGTTAGACCAGCCATACTGGTCGCCGCGAGGATGAACCGTAAAAATGCATTTTGCTTCTGCGCCGGGTTGCGCGTCAATCTGGAATTGCGACACGCGACCATTAAATGCATAGTTGACAATGTTAGTGCCATCGGTCGCCGACACCACAAATGTGCGATCAATCACGCCACTATATGCATCGCCGCGCATTAACAGCAAGTTGGCATCGCTTGGATTCCAAGCCGCAGTAATTGAAAGCGAAGTCGGTGCAGATTGCGTTGGGATTTTGTCTGATTGCCGAGCGCCAGCAACCGAGAAATTCGCCACTGCGTCATCTTGACCAAAGGCCGGAATTGCTTCAACCGGCAGCAGGTTGGCAGATATAGCAATCGCCGACACGTTTGCATACGTCGAAAGCTGCGTATTGGTCAATGCGGTTGGCGTTGCACCAGATTGGCAATATAGCGATGCCGAGAACCCCGGCAATACTTTATTTGGAAGTGCCATTTTTCATTCCTCAAAAAAGTTAAAAATCTATCTTATGTCGGAATATCCATTGTGCAATCTAAGTAAATTGAATGTAAGCCAATGTCATTATCGAAAGTATTAAAAAGCCAGTCAATATCAATCTTGCTTACATAGAATCCACCAACACCACCGAATTGCCCACTATACCCATGCAATGCTTGTATTATCGTGTTCGCTATACTAAACGCATCTTGCAATGTGCCAGCATAAACATTGGTTTGAAATATTGGTCGATCAATACCTTTTACCGATTGCGTTGTGCCTGTATAAACTGGTTGATGCACATTGCGCAGATTCCAAGTTATAAATTTTTGCTGTGTTGCAAAGTTCCTGTTAAACGATCCATATACCGGCACCGGCGAAGCTGTGGCAGTCAATTGCGCTTGGATTGCCACCGCATAATTACTTGGGTTGTTTTGCCCCGCCATTGTTATACCTGTGTCGATGGATCATTGCGGTAACATAAAAACGTCACTTTTTGCCGATCATTGGATTCAACAACACTATCAATTCGCCAATCGTTACCGCGCCAAATGATCGAATACAAATTTTGGTTGTCGTACATATCGCGTGTAAATGGCGTATAGTTAAAAACAAAATAAATTAGCCCTGCATACACTCGATATTTATCAGTAATCCGAACATCGTTTTTTACTTCTTTGATTTCCGGCTTACTTTGAAACTTTAATGTTTTCGTCGTTACCGTATCGCCGTATGCGGATGTCGCAAACGACAATGTGTACACTTGCGCTTCTTCATATCTTGCGACCATTACATCACCAGCGGCTTATACGGGCGTAGCAGCGTATCCACACCCATAGGAATGCGCTTCATATCGGTCGAAGTTACATCACTTCGATTGTTGTATAAGTGCGTAAACCACAAAAGCCCCGCCTGCTTAATCACTGGATACGTTCCAAGCGGTGATGCTGCAAGCGTATAAGTCACAATGACCGGCGATGTCATTTGCGGATTAATGCTGGTTGGCAAATCAGAACAAATGACCTTGCGCCCGGTCGGATCATAATAATAATCAGCAGGCGAAACGGTAGTTAGCACCGTTGGCGTTGCGTCATTGTAATATTGCACACTGTTAATCGTTACGCCGCCTTGCGATGTTTCAGGCAAATCCAGCGACAGTGGCGAACCGTACAAAGCCGACACGCCATAGTAAGATTTGTATTGCACCGACACGATTGGCGCACCGAGATAATCTTCGATTGCCATGCGAATCGCCAATTCCAGCGATGTTAAATATGTATCCTGCGAAGTGTCAGAATACAAATTTAACTGTTCGCGGATTTCAGCAAGCGTTAGCCAGCCCGTCGATACATTACGGTTGGTTTGTTCGAACCAATCGTAATTAAACGGGTTGCGCGTTGGCGCAAGCTGTACAAATCCAAGCCCTGTTTCCTGAACTGGCATAGTCTTTAGGCAGTAGCAATTAGTCGCACACCAGCAAACGGATCGCGCACCGTTGACACCAGCCGCTTTTCCGCAAACATCGTGACAAAGCCCGGCGCTGTTTGTTCCATCGCCTGCACTGTCATTTCTTCCACGTCAGCGATGGTCAGGAATTTTGACCAATCAGCAAGATAAATAGAAATGTCGCCGACCGAATTCCATGCATCCAAATACGGATTGGGGATTACCGGCCAACCAAATACATTAACCACCGAGCCACCGTTATTGGTGCCGGTTTCAACAAAATACGGCACGTTGCCCGAAGATACCGCTTTGGTCAAAACGTCAATCGCGGTTGGATGCATCATCCATGCGGTTGTTGGTGAGTTCCAATATTGACCCGGCAAGGCAAGCCGCATTTCCGACAATGTGGATTTGCTCAGACCGGCAACAGTTGCGCCAACGGTTGCAATGGTATGCAAGCCGTTAGTGATTGCGGTGCCGCTAGTACCAAACGCCGACGATGCGCCTGCTGCGCCGGGGTAACTGTTCAGACCGCGCAAACCGTAAACGCCACCAGTGCTGGTTGTCGTGCTGCCTGCCTGATCATTGTTCAAGCCCATCGATGCGCCTTCAAGCTGCGCAAATTCCATCATCAAATCTTCGATGAGTTCATTGTTCAGACCATTAACATCTGATAGCACCGCAGTACGAATCGGCATCTGTGCCGTAATCACTCGCGTTGGCAATTGCCAGATTGACGTGTTTATGTCAGGCGAACCGCTGTTAGGAGTAAAAGTATAACCCCAAGGGTTTGTAGAGTTAGCAGCATTACCAGTTTTTGCAACAAATTGAACATCCGACATATTTGCCGTTTTGATTTGCCGAGCGCCCATGCGGTATGGGTTGGCATATCGAAACGCTGCAAATACATCGTCAAAGAAAGTTTGACCACCAACGCCTGATCCGCTTCCGGTAAGCGCAGAAGCTTCGCGCAAATCGATGGTGATTCTGTCGCCGGTTTCTAGCGTCTGTTTGATGCCGGTGAGGATTTTTTCGTTGGCTTTCATTTTTTCCATTCCTAAGATCAGCAAAAAACCCCGGCAGCACACGCCACCGGGGAAGCCGCTTGATTAGGTTGCAGTGCCGGTGGAACGATAGCGCACACCAGCAAACGGGTTGACCACCGAAGTTGCAAGACGTTTTTCACCAAAGAAGGTGATAAAGCCCGGCAACGTCTGGTCATATCGACGCATTACCATCGACAGACGATCCACGATGGTGTGGAAGCGCGACCAATCAGCGAAGTACATTGGATACAAGCTGTTAGTGCCAGCCGAACCAGTGGTCAGTTGCGATGGTGTGTCGCAATACTTGTTGACGATAACGTCAAAGCCCAACAACGTACCGACGATGCCATCTTCACGCGCCAAACCATCAATATAGATTGGGCGTTTCTGATCATCAACCAGACCGCGAATCTGTTGCAGCAGAACCGGGTTGATCATGAATTTGGCGTCTGGTGTCCAGTATTCCTGTGGCAGCGAATAGATGAAGTTCACCACGTCTTTATAAGTAATGTTGCCTGCGCCGACAGTGTTGCCGTTAGTGGTCAACTGGTCATAGGTGGCAAGCGAGTGCAGGCCGGAAGTGCTGCCGGTGCCGCTGTTACCGAATGCTGCGGTAGTTACCGAACCGCCTGCATAGGTTGCCGCTGCGCCTGCGTACTGATCCAGACCACGCAGACCGTTGGTGCCGCCGTATGGGTTGCTAACGGATTGTGCAGCTTGGTCGTTGTTGGCAACCATCGACAATGCTTCTTGTTGCGCAAATTCCAGCAGCATATCGGAAACGACATTTGCTTCAAGACCATCGATGTCATCCAGCGCAGCAGTACGGATTGGGAACTGTGCGTTCAAGTCTTGCAGCACCAATTGCCAGATCGTTGTATCTTCAGTAGTTGCCGCACCGTTGTTCTGGATGGTGTAGCCCCATGCAGCACCGGCGTTACCAACTTTTGCACGGAACTGATAAGACGAACCATCGGTTGCAACTTGGCGCGAGATTTGGCGCATTGGGTTTGCAAGACGCAACGGGGCGAACACTGGATCATAAGCGGTGCGACCACCCTGATTGTTACCGCCGCCGGTCAGAAGCGATGCTTCTTTCATGTATGCATCGTATTGCGCAGCATCTTCAAACAGTTTCAGTTCTTTTTCAACGCGAGCGTTTGATTTATAGAACTGCGACAGTGCTTCTTTTACGCGACGATTAACGTCAACCGAAACGCCTTTGTTTGGGCGAACGATTTCCGGTGCGCGAATTTGAGCGACCTTAGCTTCCAGTGCAGAAACCTTTTCGGCAAATTCTGCTTTGGCAGTTTCGACAGATGTAGAAACTTCGGCCAGTTTTTCGGCAACGATAGTTTCGGTTTTTTGTTGCAGATTCGATTCGATGGAATCGAGTTTTTCAATAATTTTGTCCATGATAATCCTTGGTTATTTAAGACGGGTTTCCAGTGCCTTTAGCAACTCGCGTTGCTCAAGTGCTACCAGAAGTTGATCAGCCGCACCCGATGTTGCCTCTCGCGTATCGGAGTTCGGTTCGGCACTATTGGGTTTCGCATCGCGCTTGCCCATTGCCTTGCCAAATACGGATGCGGCTTTTGTCGCATCCTTTTTTGAAAAGCCCACTTCACGCAGTGCTTTTTCAAATACTTTCAAATCCGCTGTGCCATCTTCGCGGAAATATTCAAGCTTGCTGATATTAGCCATTGGATTGTTTGGTTGCATCACGATTGACACTTCTGCCAATCCACCTTTGGTGATGCTGAAATAACCTTCTTCATCCATTGAATCAACCTGATTACCTTCGGCATCGACCATGCAATATTCGTCGGCGTATGCGCCAACAGAAACGCCGCCAACCATCATGGGCGATTCTTTCATGATTGTATAAAGATCGCGCCCGGTGCTGGTGTTGGTGTAGATCATGCCGCGACCGATCATGCCTTCATCGGTAAACTCGAATTCATCCCACTGACCGACCGGCATCGATTGATCATTGTGCTGAAAATACATTGGAAGCGGTCTGCCAGCAGCGGCAAACTCTTTTGCCCATGCCTGAAATGGCGCTGCCTGATAATTGAATCTGCGACCGTCTGCGCCTTCACGCGCACCCCAAGTCGTTAGCATCGCCTCAATCTTGCCTGCGTTGTCGGCAGATTCGTCGGCAGATATGCCAAGCGCAACCTTCGATTCAAAGAAAAACGTCACGTTTTTAGTCATGGAATATCACCCTTTTTTGTTGCATTCCATTCAGTTGCAATGGCTTTGCTGTGCGCTTATCTGCGGCTTGTTTTATTTTGTCTGCGGCTTGCTGCTGCTTTTGCCGCTGCTGATCAGGTTTAAGCTTTCCCATTTTGCCCCGTCTTGCCGACCAAACTGGTATTGCCGCCGCCGCCTGTGTCTTGTGGTGATGAACCCGGAATCGGTTCAGATTTGCCGCCTTTATTGACTAGCGTTTTGGCAATCGTATCATCAATTTCTGAAAGCCCCAAATATTTTCGCGCTTCGTTTGGTGTCAAAATTCCAGCGTTGACACCAGCGACAGAATAATTCATTTGGTCAAGTGGCGCACCCTTCAGGAAATTGTCCGTCTGGAATTGAACGTATAAGTTTGGATAACCTTGCAGCAAACTCATTTTTAGCTTTTGCTCTACATTAGTCAGCAGCGGTGCCATTGTGCTTTTGTAGAATTCATCCAGCATTGTTTGCGTGTTATTAAACTTGCTTTCACCCACGCTGATCATTTGCGGTGGCACACCAAACACGCCACAAATCCGCTTCATGGTTTGTTCTTTTAGCTTGGCGACATCGGCATCTTGAATGGTCAGCATATCCACCGGCATATATTTCATGCCATTGTCGAGCAACATACCTTGACCGGGTTTGCTTGGATCGGTTGGGCGTGACCCGGTAAGCTGCGACCATCCTTCTTTCAAACGCGCTGCGATTTCCTTGTATTTGGAATCAGGAATAACTTGATCAGTCACAAACAAGCCCGATGGCTTTGCGCCGTTCTGCATTACATAGTTTGCGTAAAGATCAATATCCTGATCTAAGCCAACCAACTCGGCAAGCAATGTGCCTTTGTTCCAGCCGCCCGAACCTTGCCAGCCCATTTCCATCATATGCATTACCTGCCAATACTCCAGCGGTGCATCTTTTGAAAATCCGTAGCTTGGCGTTGAAAGCCGGTACATTGGGTAGCGTGTTTCGGTAAGCTGTGTGGTGATCAGCGTTGCGTCAAGAATGTACATTTCCAATGGCGTTTGATCGGATTTGTTTTGATCTTTGCGCCAAAAGACTGTGTAGCATTCACCTGCCATATCCAGCCACATGGAAAACTGATACCAGAATTCGTATTGGCTTTGGAAGTTATTCGGGTTTGCCAGCAGGTTATAAACTTGCCGCGCTTTAATTTTGTCGCGCTGCCCAATCGACGGATCGTGGCAAGCGTTGACCAACTCATCGTTGGCGTTGTACGCCATGATCTGCACCGGCAGTTGCGATAGCGCCCTTGCTTTAACTGCAAGGCAAGCCATTACGGTCGAATTGCGCGATAGCACCGACATATCAACGGTGCGCCCGGCTTGGGTTGCGCTTGATGTCGTGACATACAACATTTGCTGGAATGCGGATGTTGATCCGATATTCCGCAGCACATTGTTGCCTAGTGTTGTCTGCCCGAATAGCGTGTTGCTTTCGGATTTGGCAACCGAATTGCGCTTAAAGATGTCAAGCATTCCCATAATATTCGCCTTTAAAAAGTGCGGAATCCATAACTGCCACTGTCAATTGGGTGATCTAGTGAGCAATGAATGGCAATAATTAGGGCGATAATACCATCAACTTTTGCGCTTTTATCTGCTTCATTCTTACGAATTTTTATGTTTCCGTTTACATCCTCATACACTTCGCAATTCTGAAGCTGCCAACCTAAGAATTGATTTCCATTGTGTTTGATGTTCTTGCCTAAAATTAACTTTTCCAAATGCTTAGATGGATTGCTTAATACCGCCATACCTTGCCCGACCTTTTTGACCGGCATGGCATCATCGTGCAATCGGGCAATTAAGGATGCAGCGTTGTATGCATCGTAACCAATTTCTTTAATATCGTATTTGCCTGCCTGCTGCTTGATGTATTCGCTGATCTCTCGATCATCCATTACGTTGCCTTGCGTCAAGTGCAAGATTCCAGAATCTTTGGCGTTTCTAAAGATGTCTTGGTAATGCTGCGGCACATACCCTAAAGCATCTTCCGGCAAAAAGAATTTCCACTCGGCAAAATAGTCATCCTCGGCATATCGCTTTAAAGTGCAGACCGCATTTAAATCTCGCGTTGCTGCCAAGTCAAAACCAATGAACACCGCTTCGGGTTGCCGGTCATCCGCTTGCGCCGCGCATTCATCCCAGTGCGACCGGTCAATCCAAGCCGAGTTTGCGCTTACGAAAACATTCAGCGTCTTGCAAAGAAACTCATTAAGCGTTGCCGGTTTGTATTTAGCTTCTTCAGCCCTTGCCGCGATAGCTTCCTCAAATACCGATATGCCATGCATCGGGTTTGCTTTGCCCCATATCAACGGATCGCGCCAATCATCCTGCGGATCAAGCCCGTATAGCAGGCCAAACCAACGCGGATTGTCCGGCGCTTCGCCCGACAGCATCGATTGAAACATCAACAAATCCTCGTAAAACTTCGTGTCTTTGGTAAAGCTGGCGGTCGTGATGTAGATGCGCAGCGGATTCTTTCGCGCCACCATGCCCGAATGCAAAACCTCAATCGAGTTCCGGTCGATGATCTGAGCCGCTTCGTCGATGATGGCGCATGATGGGTTTAAGCCATCGCCGGTTTTCTTGGTATCCCGCGACAATGCTTTGAACATTGATTGCGAATCGCCGAGTTTGGTAATGTGCATTTTTTGCACATTGAACAACCCGGCAACTTCTTGCGGCATGGATTCGATCAAGCCGACCGCAGACGTGAATACAATGCTTGCCTGATCCCGGCTTGTTGCCAGCGTATAAACCTCGGAACCCTTTTCGCCAAAGATCAACTCGTACAAACCAATCACGGCGATAAGTGTTGATTTGCCTGCCTTGCGAGGAATGTACACAATGACATCGGTGGTCATCCGCTTGGCTTTGTCCTTCTTAGACCAAAAGCCATAGATGCCGCAGATCAGCAGAATTTGGAACGGTTCGAGAACCAGCGGCTTGCCTGCATCCGCGCCCTTTGCATGGCGCAGCAGTGATGCAAATTTAATAAAATGGTCAACCGCTTCCGGGTGAAATTCCCATTCCCATTCTTTGTTTTCTAGATGGTTCAAAAACCGTTGGCAAGCAAGCAAAACTTGTCGGCAAACCAGAACCTCACCCTTAACTACCTGATTGGCGTAGATCACGCCATCTTGCCATTTCATTGCGGTTGCCAACCCTTCAGGAAATCAGCCAATGGCGAAGCATCTTCCAGCTTGTTAGCCGCCAATCTCGATTTGGGCGTAAGCCCCAATTCGTTCATAATCTTGATGCAGTTTTCCATTGCCTTGTTTGCAATAGCAATGTAAGGGTTTGGCGCAAGGGTTTTGCCGTTGTTGATTTTGACCACCAGCGGATGCTTGTCCTGCTGCGACCGAGCATCGATGTATGTTTGCATCTGATCTGCCAGCATCATTAGCGTGTGCCGATCCTGATCGGTGCC